AATACGAGAACGCAATTCAGTTGTACTGAAGCTGTGCTTACGTTTGTTGTAATGAATCTTAATATTGCGCGCTGTACAAATATCACGGCCTGTTAGTGGTTTATCTTTGTACTCTTCACCAACAAAGCGAACCTGAATGTCAAGGATCTTCAACAGATCTTCCAAATCCTTTTCAGTGTTGTATACGACAATCTCATCGATGTACTTTACACCTTTTAGCTGGATGTATCGCTCAACAAGAGATTGAATTGGTTTATTCTTACCAACGCGATCAAACGATGGATCATTCTGCAAACCAACAATCAAGTAATCACAATTCTTCTTTGCTTCTTCAAGCATCAGAATATGTCCAGCATGCAACAAATCAAAAGCTGAGCAAGTAAAGCCACCTATTTTTATACCAAACAAATCTTCCTTCATCATAAACTCCTACAATTGCATATCAATTTTGAGAACAGATTCGTAATTAAACGATCTCCATGCTCCCTTATCTATGTCCCAAACTGGGCACACTTCTAGGTTGACTTCTTTAACACGGTCAGTTGTCTTGACGTGTGGTACAGCAATACTTTCTGATAGCGTACAATTCATTACACGCTCTTCACCATTTTGTTTGCGAAACGTAACCTTAACAAGGCCAAGGTGCAACAAACCTTTGAGCCAGTCTCGAAACTCAGCACGTTGAGTCTCATCACATTGTGAGTAATAAGTCACATCCATAGTATTCTCCATAAAAAAACCCACCGAAGTGGGTTTAAACAAAAAGTTTAATAATGTACCGTTTTACAGTCCCATTGCAATTGCTCGGTAACCAGCAGCAATTACTGCACGGCTAGGCGTACCCAACCGGAACTTTGTAGTTTCGCGGCCCTTGGTGTCAACATGCTTGTTAGCATAGATTGGCAGACCATCTTCCAAACGCAGGTTGCTAATAACCTTGGTTGGAGATGCAATCTTGTACTGTGCACGAATTTGTTTGGTGGTCAGTTGAGCACCATTGAAAAAAGCGATACGCAGTTTTTGTTTTTGAGTCAAAGTAGTCATTTTAAATTCCTTCATAATTAATTAAAAAGCATAACTTTCGTTATACACACAGTATACAACAGACCGGTTGTTCAAGTCAACGGTGTAGTATATGTTTTTTAGGCATATATGCCTCTTTGGCAAGTTTTAGCACACGACCATTGATTCGCATGACATAAAACTTCTTGCCTTCAATCTCATCTTCATTGATCAAATCGCCTGTAACAGCTTCATTGGTCAGATGGTTAACAACAGTAAAATTTTGCTTTACTGCAAAAACGGGGCGTTGTTGTCTCATAATATGTGCTTCCTATGTACTCTACAAATGATCCAGTCATTGTAATACATTTCTGGATTAAGGAGAACAGCATGGTCAAATTGTGCTTTTGACTCATAGTAAGAACATTCACCTTTGTTTTTACACATCATTATGATTTCTCTTTTAAACTGATCAGCACCAATCAGGTCAATATCTTTCTTTAAAGCAATTGAGCTACCATAATAATCTTTCCAATCGGAAGGAGCTAGGTAACGTTTTTTCTTACCTTTGAGGATCTTGGTCTTCTTAAACCAGAACAGCTTCTTACCTATGTACATCTTATGGTTTTGTATGTTGGTAATCCTATACACAAAACCATAGTGTTCATCTAGTGGCTCTTCAAATTCCACACCATTATAAAGCCATCCCATTAGTCGTCCGATAGCAGGTCGTCGTCTTCACCTTCGTCAAACTCAAGTTCAACAATATCGCCTTCTACCTCACTACCACAAAAAGGGCAAAATGCAACAGTTGCTTCTGTGTCGTATGGTGTTTGTACAACAAACTCTTCATCGCAGTTGTAGCAAATTTGTGGATCTTTTTCTTGTTCGAGCATACATTCTCCTTGCTTTAGTTGATGGGGACCAAGTCCCCACCGTATATAGCAAGAATGTTCTCTCGATCAGTTAAGCAGCTTTACCCCAAACATCATCCCATGTACCTGTTGTGGCACCTTTGGAATAATCTGTGGAGCGATTCTCAAAGAAGTTGGTATGTGTCGGAGCATTGATCATCTCTTCGACCCATGGTAACGGATTCTTCTTAACCTTAAAGATACCTTTTAGACCCAAGCTAATCAAACGACGATCAGCAATGTAGCGGATGTATTTCTTGACATCAGCGCTTGTCAGGTTTTCCATTGGTCCAAGTGAGAATGCAAGATCAATGAATTTGTCTTCCAATCCAACCATTGTCTCAGCAATGCTGTAGATCTCACCTTTAAGTTGGTCGTTCCAAATTTCTTTATTCTCTTCAATAAACGTACGGAACAGCTTAATCATTGATTCGGCGTGTTGTGTTTCATCAACAATAGACCAAGTGATAATCTGACCCATGCCCTTCATCTTGCCATGTCTTGTGAAGTTTAAAAGCATGATGAAAGAGGAGAATAGCTGCATACCTTCCGTGAACGCACTGAATGCTGCAATCTGCTGTGCAATCGTTTGTTCATCCTGTCCAGCAATCGAAAGGAAGTAGTCATGCTTTGCTCTCATCTCATCATATTGAAGAAACTCATTGTATGTCGATTCGGGCATACCGAGCGTTTCAATCAGATGACTATAGGCAGCAACGTGAAGAGCTTCGCGTGCAGCAAAGCCCATCAACATCATTCTTACTTCAGGCTGAGGAAAATGGGGAAGGTAATTAGTAACGTAACCACCAGCCACATCAATGTCACCTTGAGTAAAGAACCTAAAAATGTTGGTAAGGAATTGTTTTTCTTCATTTGTTAATTTTGTTTTCCAATCCTTCACATCTTCCAACATTGGTACTTCTGTATGAAGCCAATGAGATTGCTCATGCTTTAACCAAGCATCGTATGCCCATGGATAGTTGAAAGGTTTGAAAAAGTTACGATCGTCTGTTAATTTTAGTTTTTTTCTTGTTGCGTTCATTCCCCAACCCATTCCTTAATTTGTTTAGCTGTCAAAACACCTGATGTTCTTTTCACTTCAATGTTTTCTTCAAGCATAACCAAAGTAGGAACTGAGCGAATTCCGTATTCTGCTGCAACATCAGTATAAGCGTCGATGTCAATAGTCTCAACAGGTGTTGTTAATTCTGCTGCAGCAATATTCATAGCCAGGCCTTTGCAAGGCTGGCACCACGAGGCAGTAAATCTTAAAATCTTTTTCATTTTTATCCTTTTATTCGTAATCTTGTTTTAAATCTGGATCAATTAGCTGACCTTGCATTAAGTACAAAGGACTCTTGCGGTAAATGATTACATCGTGGAAAGGATCTGTCACAATCTTAATGCACCATACAACAGCAGTCTTAATACTGTCCTTGACAGTCAATTGTACCATTCTGAATGCAACAGCAGCAACACCTAACCACAACCAACCCATACCGACACGGTTGAGAAACGTTTCTGTGTCCTGAGCAGGAACCAACATATTCATAAACTCAACATCAAAAAATGCCAACAAAGGAACAGCTAGCCAACATGCAATCAACACTCTCTTGCGTTTTAGATTGTAACCAACCTTGATCTCTTCTTTGTAGTCTTGCGTTGCCTGATTGTATGTGTCATAATCTTTTGGTTCAAAAAAGAAATGACCTGCTTGTCTTGTTGTCATTGCCACAAGCCATGCAATGTATGCACTTACAACAGGATCAACAAACAAATACACATAAGCTACTAGGAAAGACAAAGCACTAATCAAATGCAAAAATTGATTAATCCGACTGTGATGATAGTACCGATGGTCATCCCAACGTTGTACTCTAAGCGTTTCTAAAATCTCTCTCATTTTGGTTTCCTTGGTTTACGTGGCTTAACACTGTTAACAATCTTCACTTTTTTCTTAATAGCACCACTTTTGGTTTTTGTGGTTGTGGTAACCATCTTATTACCACAACCGTAGATCGTCCGCGTTGCCACTATCCCTCGCAAGCCAAGCAAACATCACCATCAGCAATTGCTTTCAGATCAATCTCTTGCATGATGACGCGTTCCACTTTACGTGATACTTTGTCAGCCTTTGCAAGCTTCTCTGAACGGCAATAATACATCGTCTTCAATCCCAACTTCCATGCAAGAAAATGAATTGCATGAATATATTTAACATTGCTATCGGGTCTGAAGAATACATTTAACGACTGAGCTTGATCAATAAATTGTTGTCGATCAGCAGCATGCTCAATGATCCAACGTTGATCAATCTCCATCGATGTCTTGAACACATCCTTTTCCCAATCAGTCAGCATAGCTAGGTGCTGAACAGAACCGTCGTTTGCAATAATGCTTGACCAAATCTCCTGGATCTCGTCGTCTGTCAGTGGTTTACTACGCAGCAACTGATCAAGGTACTTGTTCTTGTTCAGGAAAGAACCTGACAAAGTGTCTTGACGATATGCATTAGCACGGTAAGGCTCAATGCTAGGAGAAGTATTGCCCATAATAATTGAAGAGCTAGCATTGGGAGCAATGGCCATAGTGTGACTAAATCTACGACCCGTTCCTTCAGCGTCTGGAGCCTCTCCTCGTAACGCACCCAAATCACGATTCGCTTGATCAAGTTTTTCATTAATATGGCTGAAAATCTGGTTGTTAATTGACTTAGCAATTACTCCCTCGAACGGTGCGTTTTGTTGCTGGAGATAAGCATGAAAACCGAGAGCACCAACACCAATAGACCGTTCACGCCCAGCGGAATATCTTGCGCGCGAAATGCTGTCATGAGCATTATCAATGAAGTACTGAAGAACGTTATCGAGCATCTCCGCAATGTCC